GCCGTGAACCCACCAATTTGAGAGATTTTCATAAATAGAAAGCTCTTTAATTGGGGCCGGACATGCGCCGTTATAAAGCTCAGTTATTTCTCCGGGACTTAAAATTTTATCAAAAGATGCTACGTCGTCTATGGATCCACTAAAATTAAAGGAAACTCCCGATCTTGAGCCTCCAATGGCAAACATATCGACATCAGTTAATGCAGAGCCTGCGCCCTGTGTGACCGTTGCGGAAGCGGAGATTGAGTTTATATAAATTGAGGGAATATCTATAGATTTTTGTGTGTCCGTCACTGTTATATGGGTCCAGGTATTTAGAGGAAGGGGATCATCAGTTGTTATTGTGGTGGTCCCTCCGGCGTACATCTTTCTATAAACGATTGCTGTGCCGCCCGGATTTATTTGTAAAACCCTCCTGAAACTTGTTGCCGCGCTTCTTTGCCAAAAAAGCACATATCTCGTGCCCGTGTTGTTAGATTGCTTAATCCAGGCGGATATTGTAGAATCGTTTTCCAGATCGGTATCTGATGTTCCTGAAAGGAACGCGGCGCCGTCAAATTGTACAGCTTCTCTTGGGTAAAATTCTGCGAAATAAGCTTCTTGACTTGCCGTTAAATGAACACCAAATCCATAATTTTCTTTTGTCCCTGCGATCCATTCCTCAACAAGGGGGGTTACATCCACCTTCATATTTTCATATCCGCGATCGAAATAGGCCGAATAGGTTGGCTCGGTATGATAATCTCCCCCCATGCGCGTCCAAGCTTCAGTACTAGAGGCCGACATCCATGTGGCGCCGATATTTCCCGGATAGACCACGTCTAGATATTCCTCCATATCCAAGCCAATACCTTCTTGCCATGACCGCGATACCGCATAGATATCCAATGTCATATGGCGAGGAACCGTCTCATTATGTGGAGCATTGGTCATTTTTAAATAAAAATTAACCGATCCACTGGCAGGCAGTTGGCTTGCGGCTCGGTCGGAGATTATTTCCCCAACAGGAAATTTAATTAAAAGTCGTTCTAGTTCGGTAGAGCCCGAAGATGCTTGACCATAAATCGAAAATGTCTCTAAAATGTCAGACTCACCCATATTTGCATTGGTGCCACGTTGTGTTAAATTCGACCGAAATGCATTGGTAATAGTCGTATCAGCATTGGCAAAATATTTTTTAACAGCCATTACCTAATTGCCCCCTTAATATCCAAAGGCGGATATTTTATTTCGAAAACCGCATTAATTGGAGCCTGTACATACCTGCCGTCGGCCGATTTTAATTCATTCAGATTTTTGAGGCTCGTGGATGCGTAATTGGTTCCTTTTTTTAGAATAATCTCTACTTTTTTAGTGTCGACAACACCTCGGGTCGCATTAAGCAACGTATAAATATCCGTTATATAGAGCGGCTCCCCCAAGAGAAGGGGATCATAAAATTTATTAACTAAAGCGGCTTGACAGGCATTCAGCACATCATATTTATTAACGTCTGGATCACAGAAAACCTCAAAATTAATTCCCACATTAATAATGCGTCCATCGAGAACATCAATAGTATCATTAATCATCTTATAATTTCCTAGCCACATTTTTAGATTTTCTTTTAAGCTCATGGGTGCTTCGGCTAGGTTCCCGTCCATATTTTCGGCCAAGATATATAAATTTAGATTTCGCTTAAAGGAATCGGGATCCTGTACGATGTTGCATCTTTTTACAGCGCCGAATCTCGATGGCATCGCATAAATAAGAGCTTCATAATCTTTTTTAGTGACAGCCCGGTTTTGGGTAGTGAAAAAATCCCGAGTGCGGATCCTAAGTTCTTCCGCCGAAGGGTTTGCTACATCCCCCAAAATGGGATTCACATTGAATAATTCTAAAGAGTTCCGTACTCCAGCCACTGTGTTGGCATCCAAAGTAGAGGGATTATTAAACGAAAAGGTTGAGGACGCTACCCTAATGACAGTACCGGCGGCAGCGTTTACATTTCCATTTAGGTTGACGCGATAATCTACACTTAGGGTCGTACTTTGGGGAACTACTCCCAACTTATCGCTGCGCAATAATTGAGAGGGATCGAAAGACGGATCAGAAATATAATTTCTCGCATGCAGTTGGAGAACGATATTGGACGGGTCGACGGGCGAAGCTTCGGAGTTTTCCGCATCCGAACCAAAGCCAAATTGCATATAAGAGGAAGCTCCGTTAGTTTTTAAACAAAATCGTCGAGGTACCGAATAGGGACGCATAACCATGGGGACTAAATCCGATTCTTCTGTTCTGGAGGTAACCTCCTTATAAATGACGTTTTGTGAAAGATAATCCACCTGATAATATTCATTGCCATCGCCATCGAAGACCGAGAGAACCTCCGCCACCAATGGGGCAGTCAGGTGTACTTTTCGAAATTTCTCATAGTTTCCAATTGGGAATACTTCCGTAACTATTTTTCCCGATACCACTTGCCCAGATGCCTTGACGGCGTAACTGATTGGAACGCCCGTTCCTGCATTTACATTTCCTACTGTAACCTCATTATTAGGATTAGAAAAATCTACGTTTTCAGTTAATAAAAATGTTACTCCCGAAGTAGAAGAAAAGGAACTTCCCTTCTTTAAGATCGGGAGATAGGAGGTATTAGGGCCGAGGCCTGGATTATTGGCCGGCACAATGATATAAAAATCTACTATGCCGGTCGACGAGGGATTGCCGCTATAAGTATAACCTAATTGCTTCGATAAACGAAGCACGTTTTTGTATTCCGCTGCAGAGTCAAGAAAAGATTCGTTGGCTTGATAGTCGAGATAAAAAGATAAAATATCCCCCACATACGCAACCGTATCAAGCATCAACGAACCAAAAGAAACTTCTTTAAAGTCTTGATAAGTTTCTGGGTAGTATCGCTTTGCGTAATTGACTAGCTCCTCTTTGATCGAAGCAAAGTCTCGACTGGTATAATTAATAGGTACTTTTTTCGTGGCCATGTATAAGTTTCCTCATTACTAATAAATAGGTAATGCTAAAATATCCTTCAGATTTAGTGGTAGAATCGTGAATTTAATCGCGATTGAGACTGAATTAGTTTCGAATTGAGATGGATTGGCAGTTCCTTCATTAAATATAATATCATCTATAGAAATGTAATCCATATATATTTTCGCTTGCGCGACTAATCTGTCACTTATCTGATCATAGGTATCCTCGACGTTTCCTAAGAAGAGAAAGTTTCTCATTCCCACCCCGAATTCGGGATCCATCATCCTCTCTCCCGGGCACGTCAATACTAAAGTTTTTAAATTTTGTTTAGTCATTTCCTCAATTGTTTTGGTTAATCCATAAGGACCGTCTTCCGCTGTAATTGTTAAAGGAAGTGCTGGTGAAAATCCTGCCATTATTTATCCTCCTGGTCTACGTCGCATCTGTCAATTGGTTTTGGGCGCAACATCTTGCGCATCCACCAGGGCATCCGGACTGATTTATCACCCACTTTAATTTTGGGAAAGGAAATTTTAGCTTTTTTGTCATTTTTCTCTTTATCTTCTTTTTCGGGGTCTTCATAATCCAGATCTCGTATATAATAATTAGTTCTAAACATTTTTCTAAGAGTTTTCTTTGTCCTTCTAAAGGTCTCCTGATCCCAGCTTCGAAATTGACTCAAAGATCGCCCTCCCGCAACACCGCCCGCATCTTCGTAATTCGTACCTGTTTTGGGAGAATTTATCTCTTCCCATTCCTGCCCGAGCGCGGGGAGGAACCCCTCTATGGTATAAATAGTCATCAATGAAAGCAAACTAGATAAAGGAAAACAATAATTAAACAAAGTTTGGTACTCGGGGCTTTCTACCATTTGATTAACCAAGCAGGTCGTATCATATTGGCTCATCAATACTGCCGATATTTGCTGTTCATTATCAATTGGAATTTCGGTGGATAGCAGGGGAATAATGAGAAGATCTTCGGGGTCTCCCGCTACCTTATAAGATTTAAAAGACAGAGCATCTAACGCGGAGATAGCCGACAAGGCGTCCGTCTTATTACTATAGGCCGCCGGGATAATACAGGAAATTCTTAACCCAAAACTCCAACTCTTCCACCCATCTTTAATTTTATACTCAGACAACACTGCTTGGTTTGAAGTTACCCAAGCTTGCCACTCCTCAATATTTGTAATGGTAGATTCGCCCAAAGGAATGGGGCTTAAAGGAAATTCTCCTCCAAGATTAACCGTAACGGGGCACTCGGGGCATTCGCCCGATTCATAACTCTCAATTGTGATGTATTTTTCTAAAACAAAAGGGAAAAAATCTGATTGTGTAGCTTCAGCCATAGTGACGGGGTTTAAAGTGGAGAGATAATTTTCTGGGATGTGACTTTGCATTGTACTATCGGGGACATCCAAAGGGCCCGCATCAGTAAGTGCACCAATCATCCAGGCGGGGGAGCCAAAAACTAAACTAGATAAATCATAAATACCTGGCTCAAGTGCGGAGCGGCAGCTTTGGGATACTTCTTTTAAACTCTCTGCGATATATCTCCTCAAAATTATCCGTGCGTATTTGGCGGTGGCACTCATATATTTATGAAATTGTCGGTTTTTCTTTATTTTTTTCCATGAACCTGTAGGTTCTTCCCATCTTTGAGTAATATAATTAATTTTATCGAGAGCGTCCTGTTCATCGGCTGTGGGAGTAATATCTCCAATCTCAACTTTTCTGCCAAAATTTTGGACTACTTGCTCTAAAAAAATATAATAAAAAGTTTCTTTTTTAAGTTGGCCCGTTAAGATCATCTTACGAGTTATTTCTAGAAGATCTTTAGACATCTTCTCGGCAATATAACCGAATAAAACCTCATCAAAAGTTTCTGGATATTTGGCCTCAAACAGGGAGAAGACTGGCATTCCTTTAATAAAAGCTTCTACCACATAAATTCGCGTAAGGGCAATGATGGTCCCCTCTATAGCTGCTGCAGCTTCTTTTTCTAAAATGCGAGCATAGGGTGGTTCGATTACACAGAGGGGGTTATATTCTAAACGTGGGTCATCTTTAAATTTATCGTTTAATTTATTTACGCGGCGGGAAATATCATCAAAATCCACAATAGGTTTCCGTTCACAGGCATCTACTTCGGGTACCATAGCATCATAAAAGCCGAGCCAGCCGCCATACTTGGGGGGTTCGATATAAAACGGCGGCATTTCCTCCGAGCCTCCATACTTTTCATAATCCGTTAAAATTTTAATTTCAGGAGATAATTTAGCATCGAAACCAAAATCAAAAGAGCGCGCATTTTCGGAAATTTTCAGTGCTAGCTTTCTCAGAAGTGACGAATGAATATAATTAAATAATTCGCCCGAGCAAAAAGAGGCTACACTGCTGGCTCTTTCGGCTTCCATCGCCTGGATACAGGAATTATAAACCATTTTACCAAAAATCTCGGCTTGGGGAGATTCTTTAAGTTGGGGAAACTCAGGTTCACTACTATATTCTAATTCCTGGATGTTAGTCTCCAGTACATCAGTGGGGGCGCGTTTTGTTGCTGTATCCGAAGGAGGGGTGGGGCCCGTTGGCAATGTCACCCCCTCTGCAGAAAAGGGAGGGGGAGTAGTATAAAGGGAATCTATATAATTTTGAGAACCGGTAGAAATATATCGGCTTCCCCCATAAGAAACCTTATCATCAAATAAATTATTTATGGAGACACCAAATGCAGTCCCCCACGCGGGGTTTCCTTGCAGATCTAATACAAAATGCTCGTATTGGATCTCCGACCAATACTGGAGTTTTTTACCGGAAAAAGGGGTGTCAGTGACATCGACTTCATCCCACCCATCGTAGCGGAGTATTAAATCGCTTTGTTTGATGGGTGTATAGGGGGCCAGCGGCATCACAAATTTAATATCACTAGTTGATAAAAAATTGGGATACATGGCGGCTAATTTATTCTGTAGATCAAGGGCCACGGTGTCTGGGAAAACTCCTATGATGGGAGACTCCTTGTTAGTGGAGACGAGGGGCCAATAAGCATTTTTTCTATCCCCGTCATAACCGTCAGCTACTCTTTCGAAATAACCCAACTGACTCGATACATCATCTCCAAAGAGGCGCTTATAAAAATCCGTGTGTTTTTTAAAGCCCGTTCCCCGAATATCACTTAAAATCAAATTTAATAATCCACGGCGCCCGATCAGATCATTCAGAAAAATTTCGTTAACTGCATCGTACATCCCATCAAAGGCTTGGGTGGTAGCTGCGGCCGTAGACACATCTGTGTTAGGGAGAATCCCCTTTTCGGGACATTCGGGATCATTACTTACTAAGTCAGGCAATTTTAGTTCGCCGAGGCCGGCCAGGAGATTGTTCAGGTCGTCCAGTAATTGATTCTGTCTGGCGCGTGCTGCAGCCTGTTGATGATCTATTTCGTCGGGCGTCAGTCCTCTATTTGCTAGCATTGCGGCGCGCGCTTTCTCAAAATCTTTGATATTTGAGAGATCTCGACACAAATCGGGATTAAATGGCAACGAAAGCGGTGGACTTTCGAGGAAGGGCGTTATAATGGAGGGGTCAATAACGTTGCCCAGGCCCCCAAATAGTTTTGTTATCCCATCATCACTTATATCCCCCATGCAAGTGCAGTCGGTTTGAATAATTTCTTGAACATACGCCAAAGTTGCCGGTGATGGAGTTCCCCTCAATAAATTTTGAGCCTCTTGGTTGGTCAAAGTGTCGCTAACCTTATTGATAAAATCTTCCACACAGTCCTCGCCCACATTTCCAATGGAGTTTAGAGCCTGGAGAATGTCATTGAGGCCTTTCGCGACCTCCGCATCATTAGCAGAGGGTCCACAAATGGCGGCCTTTAAAGCGTCTTTAAGGTTACTTCCACCAACCAAGGTAGCAGCGTCTTTTAAAACCTCGCAAGATAAATTTAAACTAATATTTACAATCATCTTCAACGCGGTTGTGATTAAATTAAAAACAAGCAACTCGAAAGCGTCTTCGCCAGCCTGAATGATGAGACCGGGGATGTCATTAAACGGGCCGATACGCTTGGGTTCGAATACAGGTAGAGTTATTTCGGCACTTACACCATTACCACTACAAAAATCCAACTCTATGGTTTTAAAAATGTCCGTGAGGGGCGGTGCGATCATTGGTGGCTTGGGACATTCTTTAAGCTGTTTTACCAGCGACGATACTAAATTGGCGCCAGGAACCTGACTTAGGGCGTCTAATACGACTTCAGAAGATATCAAATTATTTTCTACTAAAGTCACTATTCCTTCAATTAGGTGCTCAAAAGCTTCATCTGCTATATTGTCTAGCGCTATACCAACCGAACCTGCAGCGCCAAATTCAGTTGATGACGGGCGCATATCACACCCCTCACTGACAATAACTTCTTCTTTTCCATCGACTTCGGTGGTAATGGGAGTAAAACTCTGACATTCTTGGGCTCGCTCTGCCATCGTTTTGACAGATTTTTGGGTTTCCCATTTTTTCTCGGACCTTTTAGCCTTTTTCTCTGCCTTGGCGGCATCCTTTTCGGCCTGCTTTTCTTCCTTTGTTTTCTTCTCTTCTTCTTCTACCACCACCCGGATTGTAGTCGAAGTAGTAGTCTCAGTTCCAGTTGGAGTGGTGGTCTCCGTTGTACTTGTGGTGGTAGTCGTAGTACTGGTGTCCGACTCAATCGTCGAAGTCGTCGAAGTCGTGGATGCCGTGGATGCCGTGGATGTCGTAGCGCTTTCTTCGGTGAAATAAGTACTGTTGTCGGACACTGACCGATGATTAAGTTGTTGGGGGGTGGGGGGAGAAGTAGCCGAATATCCGAGAGAGGAGCCGCCAGAATTTCTTGGTACTGCTAAATACATGCCAAAGGAGCTTTTGTAATAATCGTAATCGGCTATCGCGCCGCCTAATTTCTCAATTTGGTCTCCGATGAATCCCCAATTAGAGGATGGCCCGATGGTGCCGGGGGATGTTTTGGCAGTTACAGATTTTCCCTTGGGCTTCTTAACGAGGATAGACTTCGGATGAGTGGCTCTAAAATTATCTACATCTTTTTGGGTAAGAGTAAATGTTCCAGGATATGGATACTCGGTGGATGACCAGTCATTTTCGTCTCCCACCCGTAGCAACCAGCCCAATTGGGCTTCATATTCCCCTTCGTGGTCTCCGGCGTCATGGAGGGACGTGACATGGTCCTGTGCAATCCGATCAAGAACTTTAAGATTTTCCTGGATTTTACACTCTCTGTCGGCGCATTCAGGCATTACGATTTCTCCTCTGATGCGGGTGTCTCGGTGAGTGGGATCTTGATCGTGATCTTTACCGGGCGGCATTCAAAAGCTGCGTGATCCTTGCTAAATGTGGAAAGGTCTACCGTGCCATACTTCCTTTCCTCTTGGGGGACATCTTCCTTTCTTTTACTATAAAATTTTAAAGTATCATAATCTATCCACATATATTCATATTCACTTTCGTCAGGAGGCTGGAACCACTGGTTTTTTTGACAGCCGGCGGGCCACTCAAGAATTTCCTCTTCTTTGTAGGGTTTTTCTTCGGAAGCAATTGGGGCCCCTGCCGATGCATATTGTTCTTTATGTAGTTTATCTATTTTTTTAGTTTGATAACTTACGCCGGCGCCTATATAACTCCCAGCTTGATAGCCAGCCTCCCACGGAAGGGGGATACTTGTAAGCTCGTCGACAGAATTTTTAATTAATTCTTGGAGACCTGGATTCATTTGGAAAAAGAGGCCTTCAAGCTGCTTATCGCTAAAATTCTTAATTCGTGAAACTACCAACGATTTTAAGGAGGTTTCGGCAGAAACTCCGGATGTTATGCAATCCAACCCCACATTGAGCAGGGCCGCCATTCCGCATACTCCCAATTTATCAATCAAATTAGTAAACAAGTCATCTAAATTATCTGCGTCTTCCAGTATCTGTGGCAAATTTTGGAAGACAGTATCTTCAGCGTCTAGTTGGCGCGCCCACTGATCTTTAAATCGAGCCAGTTGAGTTTTAGGACTATCTAGTTCGAGATCTTTCTTCTTTTTCTTTTCCATAGTATAACAAACTTGGTTTCCTAATTGCGCCATAAATAATTGGGGGAAATTTAAAATTTGGCCAAACATTTGGGTTCCCATAGCTACTACCGGCTTTCCTATGCCATGCAACACAGCATTAGCATTACAATCACCGGGGGTTTTGGGAGCCGAAGTAGGTTCGACGGCAGAGACTTCAATACCCTCTATACCCACATAAACTGTGGCGAATTCTTGCCAGTGCATAGCTTCGTTGCCAGTAATATCTAAAACCACTTTGGGCAACTGGGCTACAATTAATGAAATATCCGAGTCATTAATTGGGGACATATTTTTAAATTCTTCGAACCCATTAGAAATTTCTTCTGGTGGGCAACCCATTTTTTTAGCCACCACCGACAGAAGAGAGAAATTATCATCAAAATTTAAAGTAACTTCTTCGAGTTTAGCTAAGTTTTTACGAAGAGGGTTGATAATACACTTATTTCGGCGCAAGAAACGAATTAATTTGCTCCGATATAACCGGAGTCCGTTGCCTATCGTACCGGAAGCCGTCGTCGGCCCGAAATAAAGACCGGGATAAACCGGGCTTTCTCCCTTAAACACCGCTATTTCGTAAGCCACCCCATAGGAAAACATTTTTGCGGTCGCGGCTCTAAAGAAGGGACGTATATCATCAGCCTTAAGGACAACTGATTTTGGTGCTGGGGATCCCCCTGGCGCGCCCGTCCCATCTTTATCGTCGGAATCGGCGCCCGAGGCGTTGGCATCCCCCACGTCATTCAACACATCGGCGCTGATGGTGATCAAAACTCGAATCTTTAAATTGGCTCTAGTGGGGACATAATAATCCGCAGCGGCCGCTAGTGGCAGCAACTTATTTACAGTTTCATCCGAGCTATCTTTATCATAAAACTTTAATAATTTTTGGAGCCCGGGTTTTATTTGATCGGCTTTGATAAAAGATATATTATTATCGCTCCCAACGTGGCTGTGGGGAGTAAGCATAGTAATCCAATACTCACAAGTTTTTTCATTTAAAAATGGTTCAGAAGAAGTACGCTCAGTCCAATCAGGAACAATCGCATCTGGGTTGGGTTGGCAAAATCCACATTTCGACGAAGGCGCAACAAGTTCAGGATCTAATTCACACAAGGAGAAATCTAAATTATCTACATCCCCCCTTTCGTCATCAAGCGCCTTTTGATTTTTCTCGGCGACAGACCCTCGGCCCAAGGTAGAGTCGATGACTGCCTCATACCAATCCAAAATGTCATTTACATCAAGGGTATAACCAAGATATGGGTCTCCTTTGGGGGCCGTCACTCCCTGGACTGTTTTTACATAGTCGACTTGCTTATAATTAAAAGTCTCGTAAACATATGAAAAATCTTCTAAATGTTCTTCTAATTTATCCGCCATGGAAAATCTAATGTCGGCGCCAAGACTATTTAAATTTAAAAAACTATCGGGCAAACGTTCTTTAAATTGTTCGCGCCACCATATTTGGCCAGGTTCGAACTCCATCTCCAAACTTTGGCTAAACCACTCACTTTTTTCGGTTCCATAATCTGGGATTATTGAAAGTGGGTCGGTACCGGGTGTGAATCCCGCTAACTCATTCCCCATTCCCTCTTCGACGAGACCCAGGGGCCATACATAATCCCATAATGTGTCTTGAGACTTACAGGTGGATATTTTAAGAAATGCGTTGCGGTAAGGATAGAAAATTTCGGGTACTTTGGACCACAAATAATCGAGCGCAGCAACGGATTTGAGGTCCATGAGATAAGAAATATGTTCGTAGAGATATAGTAAAAGTTCTGGCTGCGGGGATTTATAATCGGAGGAATGAATGTTTTCCAAATACTTTCGAATATATTCTCCCATCTCCGCCTTCATGAAGCGGTATACAATGATGGCGAATGTATCATCCCTGCCGGCATAATCTAACCGTTGATTAATATAGCTTCGTCTTACCAGGGTTTTGCGAGATAAATCGGCTTTTATATATTGGTCTTTACGGTGTTTGTTAACGCATGGGTCGATAACGTCTTCACCCGAGGTAACCCCACTGGAGGAATAAAGCTCATTCCAATATTCCTCCAAAAACCACGGATAATCTAAAGCGTGCTGATATCCCTCTCCGGCGAGTGCTTCTGCCATATGTCCATTCCACAGGTTCACGTTGGCGGCGTCTTGAGGTTCCTGGAGGGTTTCGCTGACCGTGCTCCGAATAGGTGCAGCTGCCACCGGCTGTTTGTCTATGATTTTGCCGTCTTCATCATACTCAGGCTCCATATATCCCAGGAAACCTCCCCAAATGGGAGACATAGAAGATGCGAACAGGCGAGCGAACTTTAGCAATGGCGCCGCATTCGCAAGGGGGTCATGCCCCCCGAAAAGGTCTCCCGAAAGAGGCCAATCTAAATATTTATAATCGAGAGGAGCGCTCATGGAGTTAAGTAGTCCTATTTAGTTTGCTATTGATATACCGGGCGCCGCCTGGTCTTAAATAAGTTAACTTAAGTTTGGAAATATTGACGCGACTGGTCCAGCTAGCTGGGATTTTTCCATTTACTAAATATTTGGGTAAAAAAGTGGATCCGTAATAACCCAACAGTGAGACCGAGAGTGGAATAATGGGGATCCCCGGAACATGTACATGGCTGGCTATTTGGGTGTTTAAGCCAATCTGGGCTGACATGAAATTATTTATTAATTTTGTATTATCCTCGATAGCGGTCACTATTGAAATAAGAGCTTGACGCAAATAATCACCTTTGGGTATGGGTTGTAAAAAGCCGGCTTCATCATAGTTGCCCGATAACAAATCAATGCCATATTTACTTTTATGGCCAGGGTCCAATAGGGTGGAAACCGGTTCGTCCATAGAGGCTACAATCTTTATTCCTTGGCGGGCGACAAGACGCAATGAATCCGCCTTGATCGCAATTGCTGATCGGTTTTGTGAATTTCCCACTCCTCCGTCGACCAAATTAAGATAAGTATCAATATCGGCCCGTTGGCTAATATAAACACGGGCGGCGTCCCCCTGGAAGCTCATATCTACATATTTCTTTTCATCGGCGCCTGCTGGGAAACCAGCCATTCGGCCCACCACCAAATCAATAGAGCCACATTTATCAGCGCCCGGGCCCCCATAACCAGTCTCAACACCAGCTTGTCTGTCTCGACCCAGAACTATCCACGCGTTACTTTTATTCTTAAAGACTTTTTCCCCTTTTGCCTTTTGAAAGTTGGGGATAGCCTCTATCATCGGGGTACCGTTTAGACCTTGAGAGGGATTGCGATCTACATTAGTCTGGGCGGCTGGGGTGAGTCCCGCAGTAGATCTGGCTTTTTGTTTCTTTCCCATGGTATAATCCTATATTATGGCATTGGTCCGGTTTGGTCGCTTCGATGCCATTCGTTCATCACATCATCACGAGCTTTTTGTTTTGCGGCTTCAACCAGACCCGCTTCGTAAGTATCTTCAAAATAATCTTGAGTCCCGTTAAATTGACCGTCCCAGGATCCATGATTGCGGGGGATTTTATCAAAGACGCGTGGACGTGGGGTTTGGTTTAATCGTAACTCCCAATGCCACCGCTCGGATTTGTCTCCTCCGACGGTGCGGAGAAATCCATATTTCCACGCATTTAGGCAGAGCCATCGATACATTGGGGAGATTCGACCGGGTTGAGGCTGGTCGCCGGTGCCGGCCATCCCCGAACTGGTATCAAAAGCATATCCCGTCAGGTGCCCGTAAGCATAATCCGTTGTGGTCTTGGGCATCCCAGTCAGGGGGGTGCACACACAATTGCTCGTCAATTCCTGGCCATCGGGGGTGCAGTTGTCCAGCCGCAGGGTCAATTGGGATTTATTAAACATGCGCTCATCTCTTTTCGTTTTATTCATGAATTCATCGCTGAGGGGAGTTCCGTCCCATTTAACATATTTTTCAGCGAGGTCTTCGCCGTTGGGGCCAAATAAAAATTGGTTTAACAGCGCGCCCGTAATATCCTGGGCCGGCTCTCGCCATCCACTAGTTAGAACTAAGTTAACTCCCTCTCTTCGGGCTGCTAAATACATCGCGATCAAATAAGGCGCGGCTTCGGTATATACCAAAGGAGAGGAATAGCCATATGATTCCCAGATGACTGTCTGAACCCTCTCTCTGGGGGGTCCTGCTTGGGCGAAAATTAAATCATTGGGGACTGCGACATCCGGGCCCGGGGCCATTTGGGCTAATATTTGTCTAGCTTCCTCAAGCTCGTCATCGCGAGGTGGTCTAATGGTGGGCCCTCGATCTTCTTCAAATAAATCACTAAGAGGTTGTGAAGGATCCGCAAATTGTCCCTGGGCTCCCATCGACATATTGCCCGCCCAATTCGAAACTGTAGGGGGGTTAGATCCAGGATCAGTAAAATCTAAAAGGCGCCCTCGTGATTGATTGGGGATGTCATCGAAGGTAACCCAAACCAAATCTCCTGGCATGGGGTCGCGACGGGGGCCCCACATATCGAGGGGGACTATATAGTAATCGTGGGCTTTTATCAAAGCCATTCTCTTCGCAGGAGTGTTCGGCCGCATTATTCGGTTTGGATTTACATAAGCCACATCAATAAAAGACCAATCCGGCTGCATTACCCCCTGATCATCGGGATAACGTCTAGCCCACACCTGGAGGAATTCGCGAGGCTTAGATTCTTGCATGCTCCCCCCTACAGGATAATATTGGAGAGGTCCGGGGTTTTCGGACCATCCCGGGTCGATATAAGTTTCCACATGAAGAACAACGGCGTACCATGGCCCATTTTTATTTGTTCGCTGCGCGCGGAAGACCTCTGCAATTCCTTCGCGAATCTGGAAAATACCGTTGTTTAGATTGGACGCGTCAAATTTGTCAAATTGATCCGTCGGTTTTACAAGTCCTCCAGCAATTTGATTACCGTAGGGCAAAAGAAAATTAAATGGGTCCAAGTCTTCAGCCATCTATTAAGGTATCCTTATTTTTAATCATGTCAAAAATATCTTCCTTATCATCTTTAGATAATCCAACAGCATTTTTCTGTTTTCGCTGAATTATGGATGAAATTTTAACAAGCTGCTCATTAGATCTTTGGAGCGTTTCAACGTACTTCGCAGCGGTGAGCCCCACCGTCATGTGGCGCTCTTCATCGCCACTTAAATAAACTATTACATCATCAAGGAGACGACGCGTAACATCGCGGTCGTTTTCGATATTCTGGATGGCTTTTTCTAAATATTTGTCTAAATCTTTCATAAATCACCCTTATTCCATTTAGATTTAAAAATGCGATATCGTTTTCGCAATTTATTAAGAGAATTAACAATTTGCTTAGTATTAAGATCTGTTATCTCCCTTATGTACAGATAAATAGCTTTCTTATTAAAAATTTCTATATCTTCGGAACTTTGGAGCAATATTTTTATAGCCTCAAGTACTTTTCGTTCGTTTGGTTTTAGTTTTAGTTGATCCCAGGTTTCTATTTCCACCCACAGAAGAGACCAAAATTCCCTCCATTCCCTCTCGTCGTCATAAGTCATTTCCTCGGAAACAAATTTCATTTCTAGTTCTTTACTTAGATCTTCGAATTGAGTTTCTCTTTGGCGGCTTCTCTTATTCTTTTTGACTTTTTGAATGAACCAATTTTTTGTAATAACAGAAAAATATGAGAAGGCTTTTGACCCCTTGGACGGGTCAAATTTATCCAAAACCGTCGTGAGCCACACTTTACAATCTTCCCTCAATGTGTCGATATTGGGTAACGTCGTAAATCGATAAGTAAAGACAATTTTGTCTACCATTTCACTAAAAGCTGGCTGAATGAATTTTACATATAATTCAGTACGACGTTTATTGTCTGTAAGTCCATTATATTCTATTATAGCATCCTCATGAACTTTAGTAAAGTACATGCGTGGATTTTTAGTGCGTCGGATTCTCCTGCGGCGGGGTTTAGTTGGTGCTTTCAATGCTTTTTTCGATGAAGGCGCGGTTTTCGTCGTCATAATTTAATTCTTCCTCTAATTCTAAAATAGGGAAATAATCAACTTTATATTCTTCAAAAGTGTCAACTAAAGCTTTCCCGTGTCGTATTAATTCTCGTAATGTTTCGTCTCCATAGAACATCTCCATTTCATTGACTTCGTGAACATGATCTGCATACTTTTGCATATGTTCTTTTAGTTCTTCGATCCCCTCAATTAGGTCGTAAGTATATTGTTCGGCAATTTTAATCTGCCGCACTGCATGAAAGATATACCACATCATAAAAACAATCATAGAAAGAAGAGCTAAAGAAAAAGCGCCCAATATACCGGTTAATAGTGTCATGGGTATTCCACCTTTTTTAATCTTTCTTTTTCTTTTTTTAACATTTCGCGGTTTTCTTCGATATGCTCCTCGACTAAAGAACCAATTTTTTTATCTTTACTTTGTTTACTATTAGTAAAGATGGTAGGGATAGAGGGGATTTTTTTGAGGGCGTCTTCGACCCCGCAAAATCCACATTTTTCTAATTTTTCTTTAATAGAGTGACTAACTTCGAACTCTGCCTGACAGTTATCGCAATAATAACAATATTTAGGCATTGTCGTCTAGCTGCTCCGAAGAGTCTGTAGTATTAAATTGAACTACTGGCGGATTTTCGACCACTAATCCTGTTTTTGTCTCTACAAAATCAAAGCCAGTTAAAATTGGAACGATGTCAGTTTGCTCCATGATTGAGTTTTGGAGGGCCATCATGATAGCGCCCAGTGCTTGATTGCTTAGTTTCATTTTATTTCCTTTGTTGTGTGTTTTTGAAACAAGATATTATACCATCGTAAATATCTATTTTACTTTCCCACCCCAATTTCTTGAGAGGTTCCGTGTCGGCTAATGTGTGGCGCGCATCACCGGGTCGGGCTTGTGCACAGTGCCATTCTACATTTTTTATATTATTTTCTACTATTTCTTTTATTTGATTAATCGAAATAGATTGTCCAGTCCCCACGTCAAAACATGAGCCATTTAATTTATTTTGGGTTTTCATACAAAAGATATTAGCATCCACTATATCCTTCACATGCACAAAATCCCTGGTTTGCTCCCCATCTCCATCGATGCGGAGCGGTCGACGTTGCCTTATCATTTCTAACCAGGCCGAGATGACCGTAGAGTAAGCTCCTCCAAACTCTTGATCTTCCGAATATGCGTTAAAATATCTTAAACATACCGTATCTAGGCCGTAAAGTTCGGAATATAATTTACATTCCATTTCAGACATCAATTTATGTAATCCATAGGGAGAGGTTGGACCTGATCCATTTCCATAGATGGCCGAAGAAGATGAAAAAATAACTCTTTGGCATGCATTTTTGACTGCAAATTCCAATAATTTAGATGTGGCTAAAACATTTTGTTTCAAGGTATAATAAGGATTATTTACAGAATATTCTACACGAGGGAGGGCCGCCAAATGAAAAATAAAATCATATCGACGCTGGTGGAGGCACTCTAAAATGTCGGATCCCTCCTTTAAATCGATGCCCTCTACATCCAGACCATCTTTAATTAAGCGATCATATACTTTGCTTCCAATATATCCTCGATGGCCAGTTACTAACGCTCTCATTTATTTTCTCCACTATTGTGGAGAGCCTCTAAATCTGCTTGATACATCAGAAGCGCCAACTCTTCCATAGACGTTGCGGGCGACCAATTGAGTTTTTGTTTGGCCTTTGTCGCGTCTCCTAACAAAAGAGGAACTTCATGAGGGCGGAATAATCTTTCATCTATTTCTACATGATCGGCGATATTAAGGCCCGCATGCTGGAAAACTAGCTCTAAAAATTGTTGGACGCTATATGCCTTCCCGGTGGCTATTACATAATCATCGGGCTGCTCTTGCTGCAGCATTAACCACATCGCTTCAACATAATCTTTTGCGTAACCCCAGTCTCGTTTTGCTTCTAGATTTCCCAAATATAGTTTGTCTTGCAAGCCGACCTTAATTTTTGCAGCGGCCATTGTTATCTTCCGGGTGACAAATGTTTCGCCCCGGCGCGGTGATTCGTGATTAAATAAAATACCCGATGATGCATGGATTCCATAGCTCTCTCGGTAATTTCTAACCAAATGATGAGCAAAAACCTTTGCACATGCGTATGGGGAGGCAGGTTGTAAGCACGTCTTCTCATTTTGGGGGAACTCTGGATTATCTCCATACATCTCCGACGAGGATGCTTGATAAAACCGAGCGTTGGGACATACATTTCTTACGGCTTCTAGCAATCTCAGGGTACCCATTGCACCGATTTCGGCTGTTTCTTCTGGGGTGTCAAATGATACGCGAACATGAGATTGGGCCGCCAAATTATAAATCTCATCAGGCTGATAGGTCTGGAGGATTCTATGTAAATTCCCAGAATCTATCATATTTCCATAAGCGAGAGTGAAGTTCATAATTTTTTCTGAGTCATTGAAGAGGTGATCAATCCGGTCCGTGGATATAAGCGAGTTGCGTCTCTTAATGCCTACGACATGATATCCCTTCCCGAGAAGTAGGTCGGCTAAATAAGACCCATCTTGTCCGGTTATTCCCGTTATTAGTGCTGTTTTCACAATATATTCCTTTTAATTTCCAAATTTATATCCAAAATATTCTATATCTCGATGATGCATCCTGTGGACTAAATCAATGGATTGTTGATCATAATATTCCCAATAAGGTCGATGAATTGTCTTATTTTTATGAGGAATTTGGAAGCGCGCATGGTTAATTCGATCACAAATTACATCAAAATCGTGTTGCAGATTCTCAAATTTTCCCACAAAATCAACAAGAAGTTTTCCATCTGTGTCGAATAACATATCGCGGTAGGCTCCTTGGCCTGGGTTTCTCGTTTGTAAAATTCTTCGAAAAAGCCTTTGGTAATCTATATCTTGAGGCACATAGACGTTGTTTTTTCGAGCCTCATTATCCTCAAATTTGATCCACGATATATATCTATCCCACGGGTTTCGCACAATAGAAAATGTGAAAAGATTGTTCCACTCATCTTGACCGAGGGCATCTTTGTATTGATTGGCGGAGGCATGCTGCCAATGTAACCAATTTTGTGTACAACCGCCATTCTCGGCGGCTGTTCCGTCCCATGGCGGACCAAGATTACGAAAGGATTCTTCATAATCTTCCTCTGTGCAGAGGGAGTTAGAGATGCTGGTGCCAGCTGCTTTTTGACAGTGGACAAATACAAATTTTTTATTGATATTTAATATTTTATACTCCCCTCAAATACGGATACTTTAATATAACATGTTGACATACATTTGTCAAGGCTTTTCTAAAATTTGTGTAATTCTCTTCTCTCCACCCCAATTCTAAGAGTCTCGCATTGTCGGATGGTTTGCGCAATTGTCCCTTTGGTTTGGTAATATCCCAAATAATTTCGCCTTCAAATTTTAAAATCTCAGCAATCATTTCGGCTACTTCTTTTATAGAAATTTCATTCGTATTGCCAATATTTATTGGCCCCTCTTCATTGTAGTGTTCTAACAAGAATAACAAAATTTCAGCCAAATCTTGTGAATATGTAAATTCTCGTAAAGGAGACCCATCTCCCCATAAGGTGACATCAGTACCAGCCATGGACGCTTCGTGCATCTTCCTTATCAGGGCCGGGATCACATGGGAGTTTTCAAGATCGAAATTATCATTTTCTCCAAAAAGGTTATTTGGAACGGCTGTTATAAAATTACACCCATATTGGTCTCTATAGGCTCTAGATTGTATATCAAGCATTCTCTTCGCGTAGGCATATGCATAGTTTGAGTTATGGGGTGGTCCTGCGTGGATTTGATCTTCGGTCAAGGGATAATTTACTTTATCCGGATAGATACAAGTGCTCAGGAGAGAAATAACTTTTCCTACTTTCATATTTTTAGCGGCTTTCAGCACATTTGTATTGATATTAGCGTTAATCGTATAAAAATCTCCTTGATTTTCCATATTAGCCTTAATACCCCCCACTTTCGCTGCTAGGTGTATTATGGCATCTGGCCTTATTCTCTCGACCATACATAAAGTATCATACCACGATTCTAGATCATACTCTCGCGAACCAACTAAAATTAACTCATGTTCGGTTTTTATATTTTTAAACGCGGTGCCCACCATTCCGGTACCGCCTGTTATTAATATTTTCATAGCGCCTGCAAAATGCTTGATCCTGCCGTTTTTGGTGCCTTCAGAAAAATAAATTCTTTACTGTGAGAAATTATCATTTAAAATAAACGCTCAAAAAAGTAGAAATAATACCCTTAACAATTTGTTGTTTTGGGTGGCGCGGGATTTTCGATTCAAACCCTGACTGATTCTTATGAGTGCTAATTTCTTTTATCACTTCATATGAAGGCCAATAATATACATGATCATACTCTGAAGCCATCACTTCATTTAGTGCAACTCTCAGAATTGATTTTGATACACAGTTAGCGGAAATACATGACATATTTCTGAAGGTTGCACGAAGAGGAACTGGAGATAATGTTAAAATTATTGGTTTATCTCCTAGATTGTGATGGATTAAACGAATTAAATTTCTAATGTTCTCCACGTTTTGTTCAACCGTTGAAAGCTCAAACGAGTACCTGTCAACGTCTTTATCATATTGTTGGTGGGGCACGGCGCGCCAGAAAACTTTGTTTGTCTTTTTATCTTTCCAGATCTCGGATAGTCCCAATGTAAAAATAAATCCATCAGCTTGCGAGATCCAGTCTAAATAAGCCTCTCTGGTTCCATCAGGTTCCCACCCCTTAGCTTTTCCCTCGTGCCAATATGAACGATCAGACACGTCGCCGGTTATTACCCAACGAAAAAATTGCTCCAAAGCAAATGTGTTATTAACGCTAGATGGTGTATGAAGTACTTTACTAAACCCTTTAGTTCCATGGTGCCGAGATTCAAGTTCTTTAGCAATGTTGGCAGCAAAACAAGAGCCCATCGTAAATATTTTTGATTCATTAGAAAACAATTTTTCTTGTGGGGAATAACCCAATAATAAGTGTTTTTTAATAAACTTTTCAAGCGACCCTTCCTTATATAAGTTTAAATCTTCAAACGATTCGGGAAATGTCTGATTGGGGGGAGTATGAAACCAATTCGGCCCTTCGACTTTAGCAGCGATGGCTCCCTTTGCTCCTGTAAAAAATTTCTTCTCCTTTAAATCTACTTTTTTCATAATTGTTTTTTCCTTTTTTTCATGATTGTTATTTCCTCCTATTGAGTTCCTTTAAAATTTTCTATCATTTTGTTAGACTCCTAATACTTTTCTTCTTGTTTAGTCAAATTATTTTTAGATAATATAATCGGCTCTAGAGTTTCAATTTTTTTCTGCAGCGGGTGGTACATCTCAGTTAAGATTTTCATAACATTATCAGATACATTTTTCTTTGTTTCTCTTTTTCTAGGAAAATTTACAATATGATTTATAGGAATTTGACAATACTCGAAAATAACATTTAAGTTTTCCCATAAATGTGCATAATTTATATATAATATCGAATACTCTCGGTCCTTCCCCTTGATCATCCAGTTATCAAAATGCTCTTCATATTGATTTAGATCAACTCCGTGGCGCGCATAATCCTCTAGTAGTCCCATTCCTAAATTATCCCCCGGCTTGCTTTTAAGTTTTTGATGCTGTCTAAAGTCTCCTCCAATATGATAACAATGTTGCCAACCTGGGCGTGAAATCTTTGCTATTACGGGATCACGATATATATAAATCACTCGACAATCATTGAGATTTAATTTATAATAGGGATCTTGTGAGAGGTGGATCAGCGCCTTGGTTCCATCGGGGGCTTTTACAAGTCTATCCGTTAAGAACAAAGGAGGTACTTTATTATGAAGATGAAAGCCTCTTCCATATCGAGACAGAAAGCTGCATAACATAGTGCTGCCAGTCCCCCCATAAGAAAAAACAAAATAATTCATTTATATTTTTCTCCCAGTAAGGGATGTTCTAATAATTCACAAAATTTCTCTTCAAGATATTGATAATTGTCCAAATTCTGAGTTTTTATTTTATTTGAATAAAACTTCTCTGGGTTAGGCCGATTGATTGAAGCCGGTTGACGAGGAGGACTCTTTAAGCTGTCTAATTTATATTTTTCAAAATTATTCGATATTTCCAATAAACGTTCTTGAGAACCACCACAAAAAGAAGATATTTTTTCAATAGATTTTTCAGGTTTATCGGATATCAAATCCTCGTACCAAATACAAATTTTTGGACCCTGAAAATTATTATAAAAATTTAAATTGTACAGGAGTGCTTTTTTATCGACTGAAACAAGTTTTTTAACATTTTCAGCAAATGAACGATTAGAATTCATATACACGCGGAATTTGTCCACTCTATGTGATAGAAAACTTTCCAAAGGATGCCTCATAATCAAAACAAGTTTTGTAGATTTTACAATGTCCCCATATTTAGCTAGCTTTTTGGCATCAGCAAAATGGTATTTTCTTGCAACAGGGTTATGGAAATCAACATGCTTCAAAAATTTTATCCCTTTGCGTCGGCATATTGGAGAATCTGCCGGGTCACTCAGGGCGACATTGTGTCCGATAGTTGAGCGACCTGTTACAAACTCAACAATATATCTAACAAAATGATTTCCAGACCTTGGAAAAGATAAAATTGCTATCATCTTATTCTTCGCCATCCTCAATATATGCCACCAAAACATCATTTGGAAATCGATCTCTTATTGAATCATAGGTAAATTTATATTTTTTGTTCATTGATAGAATTTTCTGCTTTAATTCATCGACATCAAAATTTTTATTTTTATTTGTTACTAAATCAATTTTTGATCGATCCCAGCATCTCAAATCGTCTATTAATATAGTATGAGTTTTTATATGATGTTGGGAAATTTGATCCAATTCTTTTAACAAAGGGCTTTCTTCTTGTCCGTGGCCCGTGATTCCCTTAGACCAATGGCCATCAAGCCAGAATAAACATTCCTCGTTTATAGAAGACAAAAGTGCGCTCAATTCCGAAGAAGAATCTCCGCAAACTAAAGATACTTTTTTAAGATGTTTAAATCTATCTTTGCAGTGGTTATAAAGATGTGGTGCTATTTCAATAGAATATATTTTTTTGATACCGGCGGAAAGTGCGCAGTGGATACCATCACCTGTAAAGGAGCCAGTTTCTACGAATACGGGTTTTGAATATTTTTTAAATAAATCTGTTTGTTTTTTCATGCTATAATCCTTTCTATCGTTGGCCAAATATTATATTTGTACAATACCAAATTTCGTGCCTCTTTCAAAGCATCAATGTGTTTTTTTTCTATGGGCTTTTTTATAATTTCTTTTATATCTTCCGGTCGTGCTAAATCAATGACATAATAAGAATTTTCTGGAAAGAATTCTGAAATATTAGGACAACCCCAGTAAATTGGCATCGTCCAAGTTAAAAAACAATCTATAATTTTTTCTGTAAAATAATATTTTTGTGATGAATTTTCTATCGCTATAGAATAAGAATAGTCGTGTAATCCATGGAATTTACAATTTTTATTCTGGTTGAGGACGCCTTTATAGTCGGGGCTTCTTAATATGTTTCCGAGGCCTCGACCGTAAAAATCGACCGTTCCTTCTTTTGTTAAATCACAAACTCTTTTTAAAAAAATATTCCTATGTTGCCACTTAGAAGAAGATATCGCACTTATTTTTTTTCTTTTTGGGAAATATGGCATCGTCGACAATTCATTAAAATCTTTTTCTACAAACCACGTCGCGACATGATAGCCGCCCTCATCATAATCAATAATATGGTGGGCATTGGTGGTAGGAAAAAAACCTTCTATAAAATTTGGCTCTCGACGAACCTGAATTACTTTATGTGAATTTGCCCTGTGATTGAACGGCCTGTTTCCCAAGGCTACGATGAAATCTGCGTCAGACGGATTACTGACGCCCCTTAAGTCTTTCCAGTTTGCTGAATTATTCGGCGTTTGTTTTCTATATTTATTTAAAAGTTCTGCAGGAGACTGGCCCCATTGGCACTCAAAGCAAATTTTCACGCTTCCTCTCTTTAAAATGTATACCCAAAAAAATCTAAGTCATTTTTGTATATCCTTTCGACTTCTTTGTGCAGCTTGTCATCATAATATTCGACATAATGCTTCTTGTCCAATGATTTCCTCGCATTTGGTATGAAATAGTCTTTATTTTTTATGCCCACGACATTACAAATATTGAAAAGGTCTAACTTTATATTCTCAACCTTTCCAATGTAGTGGACAAGGATGTTTCCCTGTGAGTCGTGAATCATATCTCTCTGACTTTTCCAGTGAATGTGTGGATATTTTTTGGTCATCGCGACAAAACTAGAAAAACCTTCCAAAATATCATCCAAAGAGATTTCTTCATCTTTTTTCACCAAACTCTTGATGTCGTGAAATTGTTCTGGTTTTTTGAACTCGTAATATGCTGAAACTAAACGATCATAAGGATTTCTTGCAAATGCAAATTTATAATACTTATTGTGATCTCTTCCCGCCATATATCGACCGTTCACGAATGATTCAAAACCGCGACCTAAGACTGATTCGTGGCCCTCATCTATCAAATTATTATCAAACTTTCTAAAATATTCAACCAACGTAGAGGATGCGTTTTTTCCTATTCTCGGACACATAAATCGATACTTATGAGATATCATCTGCGCCCCCATTCTTCTGGTATAATATCGGACGCGTCACGTAGGCATGCGGGTCCAAACCATCTTTTTGGGGCAAAGACCTTCTTCGCGGCGTTGTTATTAAGCCATGCGCCCCACCAACTAAAGCTACTATTTGCAATAATGTTATTATGACATTTTGACATCAAATAAAGATCTATATAATCTTCTTCGCCAGAAACAATATGAAATTGGGAGGCTTTAAAATTATTTTTACACCATTCTGGATCGTCACTAAAAACGAGATATAAAGTTTTGGAAGGCAACTCGGAAAAACACGCAGCGTAATATTCTTTAGAACACGGAGGGTGAGTATCACTAAATTTTAGATAATCTCCCCTTCGAATGTGAATCGAAGTAATATTGTCTTTTAATATATATTTTCCATATTTTGAATTAATATATTCTTCGATCTCCAAAGAGGGGGAAAACAAACTTCTTATTTCTTTTTCGTGATCAACGAAATACTTTTCACTCTGAAAATATCCTCTTATTTGCATATTTTTTTTATAAGGAATTTTAGAATAATTTAAGGATGATTCATTATAAATATTTTCTATATTTTCTATATTTGTAAATTTAACATTTCTAAAAATATTATCTGCATAATTTTTACAACGTCTGCCCTGCAATGGTAAGTGGTACCTATTCACATCCAAGACCACTTTATCACTATTTTTAATAGCCAAAGCGGTAGCGGCTGATATTTGAAACATCTGGTTTCCTAATCCTCCTTGTAGATGCGCTGTTATCATTTATTTTCCTTTCTTATTTGCAAATAGTTGTGTGGCGGTCTCATAAAGCTTATAATCTAATTTATTATTTTGCCGAAACAATTCAATAAAATCCTGAGATAATTTTGTC